AGGATGCTGTTGATCAGATGTCTGCTGAATTGCGAGATGCAAAGATCGCTTTAAAAAACAAGAGGCTGGCAGGAGTAAGGGCGGCACTTGAAGCACGGCGAGAGGCAGAGGCTGATCTTAATGAAGAACTGCGTAAGATTGGTCATACTGCAGGGTCAAGGAGTTTGTTTATTACTGATCGTTACGGTAGACTTTAACTAAACGTATAGTTTTGAAAGGGGGGAAATTACTCCCCCCTATTTTTTGAAAGGTGGTTTGCATGTCAGATAAAGGAGCATACAAAGCTTTTGATAGAAGTCTTTACAACAAAGCAGACACACGAGGAAAAGATGTAATATCTTCTTGGCTTACTGAGCACGGACATAGCATAACTAACACTAAAGAAAATTATAGTTGTGATATCGTTACAGAAAAGAATGGAGTGACACATAACACTGAAGTAGAAATTAAATTTTCGTGGAAGGGAAAATGGCCGGATACTTGGGAGGAAATTCGTATTCCTTATAGAAAAGAAAAGCTTCTTGTAAAAGAGAACTTAACCTTTTATGTTCTTAGGTCAGACTGTAAACAGGCTTGGGCCATTAGTGCGGACATACTTAAAAATATTGCTACGGTTAAAGAGGCCAGCAATAAGTATATACGTAAAGGCGAAAAGTTTTTTCATATACCAGTTAAACATGCACAACTTTTAGAAATTATTTAATGTATAATAAGAAAGGATATAGAAAAGCAAGAGCCAGTGGTTTTCGATCTGGTTTAGAGCAGCTTATTGCAAACCAAATTAAAGAAGCTAAACATAAAATTCGTTATGAAGTAATGAAAATTCAGTGGGTAGACTTTTCTATACGGTCATATACACCAGACTTTGTTCTTGATAATGGTATTATACTAGAGGTTAAAGGGTTCTGGTCTACCGCTGACCGCCGCAAACATGTAGAAATAAAAAATCAACATGGAAATTTAGACATACGTATGGTATTTGAAAATAGTAAAAGAAAAATAAGAAAAGGATCAAACACCAGCTACGCAGATTGGTGTGATAAAAAAGAAATACAATTTTGTGACAGAGTTGTTCCAAAGATTTGGTTAAAAGAAAAATTAGTTTTTATGCCGCCTAAGTTAATTAAAACTGAAGGAACATTACATGCAAAGTATTCATAAGCACTTGACACCTGACGACTTTGTCATTATAGTACGACCTGTGAGAGATGAAGAAGAATTTGCTTTTGATGAAGGAACTTGGACAGGAGAGGTACAGGTTTCCATAGTGACTAACGCTAAAGAAACTACTTTAACTGAAGCAGAGTTTGCTAATATGGTTATGTTATGTAATTTTGCAGCCGCTTCTATACCTGCTATGGAAGAAAATACGTTTGTGCGTGATCTTATTCAAACGTATGCTCAAAAGAATATGATACTTCCTACACCAGAGGAAAATGAAGTTACGTATGAATTGTTAACCATTGATACTGACACGGAGGGTACAGCTTAATGACCTCAGATATGGTAAATAATCCACCACATTATAATAAACATGGTATTGAATGTATAAAAGCGATAGAGGCAGCACTTACGGAGGAAGAATTTAAAGGATATATAAAAGGTAATGTGTTAAAATACACATGGAGAGAGAACTATAAAAATAAACTAGAAGATTTAAAAAAGGCTGCTTGGTATTTAAATAGGTTAATAGAAAGTTTGGAGTAAAATGATAGTAAAAGCACGAGTAAATATGGTACTAGAAATTAGTGCGGACGAGTTTCCTATGCCTGTTGATGGTGATCCAACAGAGGAATTAGAAGATATGTTAGAGGAATTAGTGGATCATCTTGACGGTACAAATCTTGTACGACTTAATATTAAATGCACTGGAGGACAACTTAATGACTAATTTAATGAGCGACTACCAAAACATTATTGCTATGTCTCGCTATGCGAGGTGGAATGAGGAAGAACAACGTAGGGAGACTTGGCAGGAAACGGTTACTCGCTTGTTAAATTTTTATAGAGATTATTTAAAGGATAAACACGGTTACACTTTATCAAAGGAAATGTATACAGACTTGTATGTAGCTATTGTTACACTGAAAGTTATGCCTTCCATGAGGGCCATGATGACTGCTGGCCCTGCACTAGAGCGTAATCACATTGCAGCATACAACTGTTCTTACCTGCCAGTGGATAACCCAAGGTCTTTTGACGAGTGTTTATATATTCTTATGCATGGCACTGGTGTAGGGTTCTCTGTAGAACGGCAGTTTGTGTCTCAACTACCAAAAGTTCCAGATGAATTTGAGGATAGTGAAACTACGATCATCGTACAGGATAGTAAGGAAGGATGGCATCGTGCCTATAAGGAACTTATTAATATTCTGTATGCTGGCATGGTTCCTCAGTGGGACATGTCTCGTGTTAGACCTGCCGGATCAAAGCTAAAGACATTTGGTGGTAGAGCCAGCGGCCCTGATCCACTGGATGATCTGTTTACATTTACCGTAAACACATTTAAGAAAGCCGCTGGAAGAAAGTTGTCCAGTATTGAATGTCACGATCTTATGTGCAAGATTGCAGATGTAGTAGTAGTGGGTGGCGTTCGTAGGTCTGCTCTTATTAGTCTGTCTAATCTTTCTGATGATCGCATGAGACATGCCAAGTCTGGATCATGGTGGGAGACAGAGCCGCATAGAGCACTCTCAAATAACAGTGTATGTTATACGGAGAAGCCTGACATTGGCACGTTCATGCGTGAGTGGGTATCTTTGCATGAAAGTAAATCGGGTGAGCGTGGTGTGTTTAATCGTCAGTCTGCACAAGAGCAAGCTGCTAAGTATGGTCGCAGAGAGAAAAACATAGAGTATGGTACTAATCCCTGTAGTGAGATTATTCTTAGGCCAAAACAGTTTTGTAACTTATCTGAAGTTGTAGTACGGGCAGAAGATACGCCAGAAACATTGGCACGAAAGGTTGAACTAGCTACTATACTAGGTACAATACAGTCCTGCTTTACAGACTTTAAGGGTATTAGTAGGCAGTGGACACGCAACACAGAGGAAGAAAGGCTACTTGGTGTGTCTCTCACAGGCATCATGGACAATAGGCTATTGTCTAATACAACTAAGGATAATCTACCTTCTCTTCTAAGCAACCTAAGACTTACTGCTGTAAGCACAAATAGAAAGTGGGCAAAGCTTTTGGGCATTGAGCCTTCTGCTGCTATCACTTGTGTCAAGCCGTCAGGCACGGTGAGCCAGCTTGTAAATGCGGCTAGTGGCATTCACCCAAGACACAACGACTACTACATTCGTACCATTCGTGCAGACAAGAAAGACCCACTAACTCAATTTTTAATTGATCAGGGCTTTCCTTATGAGGATGCTATGGAGAAGCCGGATAGCATGGCTGTGTTTGCGTTTCCAATGAAGTCACCTTCAGGTGCTATCACAAGAAAAAACATATCTGCAAAAGATCATTTGACTTTGTGGACAATATATGCTAACTATTGGTGTGAACATAAACCATCAATAACTGTGAGTGTAAAAGAAAAGGAGTGGTTGAATGTTGGAAGTTTTGTGTACGATAATTTTGATAGTATGTCTGGTGTAAGTTTTCTACCTATGACTGAACACACATATAAGCAAGCTCCATATCAAGATTGTACAAAAGAGCAGTACAAAGACTTGCTGGACAGAATGCCTACAGATGTAACTTGGGATGAGTTCAGTGTCTATGAAAAAGAGGACTTGACTGCTGGCTCACAGGAACTTGCTTGTACAGCAGATAGTTGTGAAGTAGTAGACTTTCCATCTGCCATGCCTCTGGCGGCAGCATCACAATGAAAAAATTCTCTGATGAATACGCTCCAAGGAAACGAGTTTTACGAAGGCATAAACCAAAGTACCTGCGACATAGAAAGAAACTAGGTCCAAAATCAGTATGGAGAAAAAGATAATGAAACAAACTAAGGACAGGCAACCTCCTCTTCGTATTCAGGTTGAAAAAGGATACAAAGCTTTTCATAGAGGTAGAGTAACTAATCCGTATAAAATAGATACTGCTTTTTACAAGGAATGGGAGAGAGGTTTTAATAAAGCATACTTTGAAAATTTGGAAAAAATAAATGCAGCGTGATCAATTGTCTATTGAAGAAGAAGCAGAAGAGTGGATCAAAAAAAAGGAGGCTGAAAAGCCTCCTGCTAAATTTAAGTTTAGTAAGTATAGAATATTATTGTTTCATTTTTACATTCTTTATTTTATGCTTTTTGTTCTCAGCATTTCCACCTTTTACGGGCTTGTCTTAGGCGGCTGTTAGGGTTCTTAGCTGCCTTGGGAAACTTCTTCATCTGTCCAGCAGACCTTGCACA